AAAAGATATAGCCCACGAAAGAGAATTAGATAGGATATGGCATTTGAGGCACAAGGCAAGTCAATGAGTAAAAAAGAACGTGATAAAAGATACCGAGAGAGTCATCGAGAAGAACAAAAGATATGGAAGCATCAGTGGTATTTAAGAAATAGAGATAGAATACTTGAATTAAGAAAACAATATAAAAAAGATAGGCCCGAAAAAGTGAGATTAAATGATAGTTGTTGTTATTATAAAAAAAATAATAAACCTGAATATAAATTGCGTCGAAAACGATATAATATATTGAATAGACAAAGAATTAGTGAACGTGGTAAAAAGTATTATAAAGAAAATAACATTTATGAGAAGTTTCGAGATAGATATAGAGCTAATAATATTACTCGTAGAGCATTAGAAAAAGCAAGTGGAAGATTGAAGATTAAGGACATTCAACGACTCTATGAAGATAATATTAAAGAGTTTGGAACGCTAACTTGTTATCTTTGTTTGAAACCCATTGAATTCGGTCAAGATAGTATTGACCATAGAACTCCATTAAGTCGTGGTGGGACTAATGCTTATAATAATTTAGGCGTAACACATCTTAAATGCAATTTAATCAAAGGTAAAAAAACACTTGATGAGTTTCGAGAATATAAGCAGTTAGAAATGAATGTCTAAACATATTGCGTCTTTTTTAGCAACCTTTGAACGGCGTAAAACTAATCTCAACTTTGATGTACACGATGGCACAGCATATATATATCTAGTAACTGATGGGATGCAGTTAGCTGATGTTACTAAACTGTTGTTATTAAAAGGGAAAGAGCAAGTATTTAGGGTGAGGATATATGAAGAAGAACAAAGTAGGCAGGCCTCCGATGTTCAAGACGCCGGAAGAACTACAAAAAAAGATACAAAAGTATTTTGATAAAGGTGTTCGTGAGAAAGAAGTTATAATCACCAATAAGAGAAGCCTATTTGTTTCCGTTCCTACTATTACTGGTTTAGCTTTATATTGTGGATTTGCAGATAGATATAGTTTTTATGAGTATGAAAAGAAGCCAGAATTTACTTACACTATAAAAAGGGCTAAAGCAACTATTGAACGGCACTATGAACAATTACTTCAAGGCAATAATCCTACTGGTGCAATATTTGCGCTTAAGAACTTTGGATGGTCTGATAAGCAAGAATTAGAACATACTTTGAAATCTTACTTTTATCCAGAGAACAAAGAGAAAAGCAATGCAGACATTGATGGAGAACTCGAAAAACTTGCTGACCAAATACTCGCAACTCGAAAAGGAAAGAGCATACCGCAAGAAAGTTAATCCGCTTAATTATTTTAGACACTTGCCTTTGCAGAAGCTCTTTGCTGATTCCATTGCCCGGATGAAAGCTATTTTTGGCGGCAACAGGTCAGGCAAGACAGAAGAAGGCGCGGAATATGTTATAACTAAATGCCTTGAGAACCCCAACCAGAGATGGTGGGCTTGTGCCGAAACCTTCCCAGATAGTAGAGATATTCAACAAAGAAAATTCTGGAATTTAATTCCTAAAGACCAAATTGCTTATGGTTATTGGAATGAGATTACAGGATTTCCCAATCGCAAATTACTTCTAAAAAATGGTTCAATAGTTATCTTCAAGTCTTATGACCAAGGGGTTGAGAGTTTTGCCTCTGAGGATTTAGATGGTATTTGGAATGATGAGGAAGTGCCTTATGCTATTTATAAAGAACAGAAGATGAGGCTTTTAGATAGAAATGGCGAGATGATATTTACAATGACAAGCACAAAAGGAGTAACTGAATTTATCCAAGAAGTCTTTGAAGACCACGAAATCACCAAAAGTCAATACGCACCATTAGTTAATATGGAGCTTCCCAGAGTAGCAAATAAAGATGGTATTGAGTTTTATTTCCTTTGGACTACCGAAAATCCTCATATTGACCAACATAGAGTTAGTCTTGAAGCACAGTTTATGACAAAGGATGAGAAGAAATCCCGCCTTTATGGCCTACCTATTAACCTTGCCGGTAAGATTTATATGGTTTTCAATAAAGATATTCATACTGTTCCGTTTGAGCGTATTCCCAGAGAGAATATCTGTCTTTATCATATTCTTGACCCTCACGATGGAAAGCCCTGGGCTATGAAATGGATTGCTTTGCATAAGACTGAAACAGCTTATTGTGTTGATGAATACCCCAGTAAGAATTTCAATGAAATGCTTTATGATGATAAGACTTATGATGAGTATGCTACTATTATTCAAAACAAGGAAAAAGAGTTAAGGCAGATTTTTAATAAAAAAGTATTTTTCCGTATCATTGACCCAAATTATGGAACAAGGACTGTAAAATTAGCACAACGAGAAGGTGGACAATCTTATACAACTGTCAAAAATGAGATGAAAAGAAGGGGGCTAATATTTCAAGATGGCATTGATACTTTAGAAGATGGCCATTTGAAAGTACGAGAGAAACTTAATTATTATATCAAAGATGATGAGATTGTAATGCAACCTAAATATTTTATAGCTGACCATTGCCAAAATTCTATACGGCATTTGTCCAGATATAGTAGAAAAGATATTTTAACTCCTGATGGAGATGTGCGAGATAGTGCTAAACCTAAAGAGAAATATAAGGACTTTTGCGATTTAGATAGATATTTTTGGATGAGCGATCCAGTATATATTGAGAATATTGACAAGTATTATGCACCTCATAATTATAGGCAACCGGCCCGAGCCAGACAAGCGCAAGAGTGATTTTGATATGGCTGGAGTAAGTTACAGATAACCCGAACCTAAAGGAGGTTGGTTGTGAAAGGACTGTTTGAAATTGAATTTCCCGTTCGGCTATATAAAATAGTTACAGACAAAGATATAGAAAATACTTTAAATGGAATGTATGCATTTCTTTGCAAAAAGAATAATGAAACTTTTAAAGTGAAAGAAATTAGAATCAAAAGTCCTATTAAAACTGAACTCCAAAATAGATAACCTCAAAAAGAGGTAAAAATGAAGCAGTGTTCACTTTGCAGAAGGAAATTCGATAAGCCTTTATTTCAATGCTGGGTTTTAAAAGAAGATTGGCACGGATATGGAGCTAAGCCTGATTATAAAATGATTACTGGTTTTAAGACACTTGGTCTTTGTTTTAAATGTAAAGAAGCTCCAACTGTATTTTCAGAGGAATTACTTAAAGCAAGCCCTCATTTGAAAGATGCTTTTCATCGGCCTATACCTTTGATGGGTTTTGTTGAGGAGAAAGAATTAGAGAAGAAGTGGAAAGAAATTAACCTCAAAAGGGGGTAAAGATGGGTGAGATATTTAAGTTAAAAATGAAGATGGAATTACCCATTCAAAAGTTTGGTTTAGGATTTGAGTTTGAGAATATAAAGCAATTTTATGAAAGAATGGAAATTTTGGTTGGTTTAGCCGCAAGAACATTAGAAAAGAAATTTGACTGGGCAATTAAAGATGAACATAAGTTTAAGAAATAACTCCAAAACGGAGTAAGGAGGAAAAAACGATAATGCCAAAAATCATTCCGTTTAAGGATACCTTACTTTGTAAAAGACGTCGTATCGGTTCTACTCTTAAAAACGGCAAAACAGAAGGTGGGATAATTTTACCCGAAGAAACTCAAGACCGTTCTACTGATTTGGCTGATGTTACAGAGGTAGCGGAATTGACTTTTGCCGACCAGCAGATACTTGATAACGCTGAAAAGATTGTGGAGAGCTTAACTAAAAAAGCGAGTGAAGGGGATTGTGAAGCTCTTAAGTCCTTGTTCGAGATAAACGATTTCGTTAAGCGCAAATCAATAAAAGTCGGAGATGCGATATTTCTTGCAAGATATTCAGGAACTGACTTTTTTGCCACAGGAGTAACAGAGCAACAAACAATCATACGGTTAGAGGACATCCTTGGACTTGTTGTAAATGAGGAGGCATAATGCCGAACAATAACGGCAAAGAAACTCTTACTAATCCCAATGTGTTTTTTCATACAGCCGATGAAGTTTATGGAAAAGGGTTTACTAAAAGATATTGGAAAGGATTGGAAAAGAAATGTCCGAAAAAGATAACGGCAAAGACGCACAAGAATACCCTCAACTAATCTTTAAAGCAGAATTAGTCAAGAAAGATGACAAACTTACTGTCCATTTTACTCGTACATCTGCCCATATCCCCACACTTGATTATGTTGTTAATCAGCTCCACTATGACATTATAGAATTACGGGCGCAGGAGAAAACTAAGCAAGAGATGAATAAGCTGAAGATTATCACCAAAGGCCCGATGATGTCGCTTCAGCAGTTTTTGAATAGGAAGAGGAGATAAAGCATGCCCCCTCAAGATGATTTAGGTATTGTTCAGCCACAACCCGTTCCCCCAGAACAAAAAGAAATCAACGAACTCAATGAGGCTGAATTCTTAAGCAAGCTCAAGGAGAAGAACTCCAAGAAACTGGTCAAGCTCAATCTCTTACAGCGTGAGATAATCGGCCAGCATATTGTTGATTTGTTTGATGAGGAAAAAGACCACCACAAAGACGTATCCGACAGAGTTGATGAATGGGATGATGTTTACCACATGGTCAGGTCAACTCCGCAAGGCGCAGACTCCGATACACCCAATTACCGCACGCCTTTATCCGCAGTTATATTAGAAGTAATCCACGCCAGTGTAATGAATGTATTTTTTAGTCCCAAAGATATAGTCCGTGTCCTGCCCACAGAAGAAGGCGACATCCCCAAAGTAAAGAAACTGGACACCTTTGCCAACTGGTCAGTCAAGAATGAGCTTGATATTGAGGCGAACTTTGACCGGCTATCCCACGCCTCCGGCAAGAATGGCGAGTCGCCGTATATCGTGAGCTGGTCTAAAGAATATGGGGTGGATGTTGAGGTCGAGCCGGTAATGAACCCAGCAAACCCTGAAGAACCTTTGACTGATGATTTGGGTGAGGTGGTAACGCAAGAGAGAGAAGTACCCAAGTTACTCTACAATGGCCCGAAACTTACCGTATTCTCGCGTAAGGACTACATTATCCCCAAATCGGCTACTGCTGATAAGATACCGCCCTGGGAGGGCAGGAGAGTCAATTTAACCGCAGATGAGGTAATGCGCAGGCAAAGGGAAGGCAAGTTCTATCCCAAAGTATTTAGTGAGATAGGCGGCTGGGGAATGGCTGATTTGCCCACAGAGGACAGCAAGAAGGACTTGGAGGGCGAAGATATACCTCTTGGCAAAACCGAGAAAATGTTTGTTGAGTTTTACGGGCGTTTAAGAATACAGACAATAAAGTCAGACACAGGCCAGGAAACAGGCGATGAGCAATATGAGGAATTAGAAGATGAGTTTATCGGCATAGTGGAGCGTAAAAGTGCAACCCTCTGTTCTTTGAAGAAAAACAGGTTTCCGCTTAAAATGCGCCCTATTGCTTTAGATTTATTTATTCCTGATGATGAGGGAAGGATGAGGGGCGTAGGGGTAATGGAAACTCTGGACACCTTACAGAAATCCGCTGACTCTTTGCATAATCAATATCTGTTCGGCACTATACAAGCCAATAGCCCCGTGATATTCTTTACGCCAATAGGCAATATGCGCAGAGAGCCTATCAAGATTAAGTCAGGATTTATGTATCCCACATCAGACCCCAATTCAATTAGTGAGATTAGATTTTCTTCTCCTGACGCTACTTTACTGGCAATGATAGAGCGTGTGGAAAATCAGGCCCAGGTTATGTTCGGGGTGAGTAATTTCTCCGCAGGCGTGGAAAGCACTATTGATCCCACAGGCCCGGCAAAGAAGGCTGAGATAGTAGTGGCCCAGGGCAATGTCAGGATGAACGCCATAGTCAAGCGCAGATTAAGAACGCTCAAGGATATCTTGAAGAAATGGTATCTGCTTTATCAGGCCAATATGCCTCCGAATAAGTTTATGCGTATTGCCGGTGCTGACAGAGATAATCCCTGGGAGTTCAAGAAAGTGAATATGACTGACTTCGCTCTAAAGTCAGTTCCTGATTTTGAGTTTACAGGCAATATACTTAATGCCAATAAGACTTTGGAGATAAATAAGAAACTGGCGATTTACAGGCTGGCGATAGCAAATCCATTCTTCTCACCCCAGACACAACAAGGTATGCAAGCCTTACACGCAATGACCAAATGGATTTTAGACGCTATGGATGAGACCGGCATATCGGCGTTCTTACCTGCCGTCCCTGCTGATATAGTGGAAACACCGGAGGAGGAGAACGCAAGGTTCCTGCAGGGCGATGTAGGTGAGCCGGAGGAAAGAGAAGACCATATCAATCATATACAAGTGCATACTACTCTACTGATGAGTCCCAATCTACCGCCGGATGTGGATAAGATTACCAGAGAGCATATCGGCAAGCACGTTGATATGTTACGAAACTTAATAACAAGACAGACAGTAATGTCTGGTCTGCCACAACAGCAACCCCAAATGGGAGGTCAAGTTGGAGGACAA